TACCACAACCACAGGCGCAGTTAAGAAAACTAAAAAGCGCAAGTCAGGCTGGGAAAATCTGAAAGATGCTTCACCTGCCAAGCCCGCCAAAGTCGAGGAAATCGACATGGCTCATATCATCGAAATGCTCAAGTATATGAACGCCAGCAAGTAATCCCCCAACACAAACTAAACCTCGTGCGCTCATACAGCGTACGGGGTTTTTTTAATGCCTTAAAGGCACTTAGAAGCTGAACGCTAAAGCGATCAGCGTCTGCAGTATGGTCGAGGCGCACTCGTTCCACTCGTAGAGCGCGCCTATGGCGACCCAAGAAGCACGCAAAATCGCGCCGGGGCTTTGCCCCGGACCCCACCCCAGAGGGGCCCCAATAATGTGCGCGAAGCGCGCAAATTATCGAGAGGGGCTCTGCCCCTTGCCCCCGACGCCCTTCAGGCGTGGACCAAAGGAAGGCCTTTGGAATCCTGAAAGGTGCGCGTAGCGCACACTTTCTTTGCGCGCTACGTCAAATCATGGGGAAAAGACCCCCATGCTTTAACTCCGCGCGCGGGGAGTACTACACTATCACACTATATATTTTTCAGATCATACGAGTTAAAAAAGACGATGTGTTCGGTTTACCCCCTCTGAACGGGTTAGTATATATGTAAGGGTAAAACGAGCGGACGTCAATAGCGAGTTTTCTCGGAGGGCTTAATGCCCTCCTCGAGGGGTAGTGAGGCGCCTGAAGGCGCCGAACGAAGGGGAGTATTTAATAGGGGGTCATATATGGGGTTTAAAGCAGGTGGAGAACACCACAGCGTTATAGCCTTGAAGGAGGCAAAGGTCAAAGTTATTGACTTTGCTAGGCAAGGACTCTCAATTCAAGACTCCATCATCAGGGCTGGCAGGAAACCTGATGTACTCAAAGACTGGAAGAAAGACCTTAAGTTCATGGCTGAACTTGAGAAGGCCCGAGAAGAGGGTAAGCGATCACTGAGCATAGTTTCAGGGGACGCTAAATTTACTATTGGCTTTGAAGAGTTCTCAAGAGAGTTCCTAGACTCACCAATCTTCCCACATCATAGATCTTGGATTGATGTGCTTGAAGGTCGGCAGCCATCATGGACTCACGATTCTATGGTATATGAACCAGCCTCTGAAAAACGGCTACTCATAAATGTACCTCCTGAACATGCTAAGTCTACAGTCATCACAGTTAACTACTGTGTCTATAGAATAGCGATGAACCCTAATGTTAAAATTACTATTGTTTCTAAAACCCAAGAGCGTGCTAAAGAGTATCTATACTCAATCAAGCAACGCCTAAGTCATGAACGCTGGTCTAAGTTCCAAGCCATCTACGGAAGTGCTGGAGGTTGGAAAGAAGACTCTGACTCTTGGAAGGCTGACCGCATCTATGTGGCACGTGACTCTACTGAAAAAGATCCAACTGTCCAAGCCCTAGGTATTGGTGGTCAGATCACAGGTGCTCGATCAGACTTAATCATTCTTGATGACGTTGTGACTACTACCAACGCTCACGAGTGGGATAAGCAACTACTATGGCTACAGCGAGAGGTTATCACACGTCTCGGCGATGCTGGTAAGTTACTTATTGTAGGGACAAGAATTGCATCTAACGATCTCTATCGAGAGATACGTAGTCCTGAACACTGGTCTAGTGGTAAGACACCCTTTACCTACATGGCTATGCCAGCAGTATTAGAATTTAATGATGATCCAAATGACTGGGTAACACTATGGCCTAAGTCCCATATACCATGGGAAGGCTCAGAAGGAGAAGAACCAGATGAAGATGGGCTATACAGGAAATGGAACGGCCCCGCTCTATTTAGGCGCCGAAGTGAAGTTTCAGCCGCTGCCTGGGCTTTGGTTTATCAACAGCAAGACATACAAGAAGACTCTATTTTTTCACCTGCTTGTGTACAAGGCTCCATCAACGGGATGCGTAAACGCGGGCCGTTAAAACCTGGAGTTCCCGGACACCCTAAAGATGCAGGTGCTTGGTATACTATTATGGGCTTAGACCCAGCGATGGCAGGTAAGACTGCAGCCGTAGTTATGACAGTAGATCGTACAACACGCAAGCGTTATATATTAGATGTTGAGAACATGAAGGATCCCACACCTCAAAAGATCCAGAATTTAATTGAAGATTGGTCTGAGAAATACAGTCCGCAAGAGTTACGAATCGAAACTAATGCTCACCAAAAGGCTTATGCCTTAGATGAAGATTTACGTTCATTCCTAGCATCAAGAGGTATCAGGTTTTCAAGTCAGTTCACAGGAAAAAACAAATGGGATACATCTTTCGGTGTAGCCGCTATGTCGGGTCTATTTGGCACTATGCGAAATAACCTACATCAAGATAATAACCTCATTGAACTACCTTCTCAAGAAGGCTCGGAGGGCATCAAAGCCCTTATACAGCAATTGATTACATGGAAGCCTGATACTCGTGGTCCTACTGACTGCGTTATGGCTCTGTGGTTTTGTGAACTAAGAGCACGTGAAATTATTAGTAATGGAAGATTTAACCAAACCCATATATATAACAAGTGGGCAACTCAAAAACAAATAGATACTCGCTACTCAGTTAATGTAACTGATTATGAGATGTCAGTATATGAATAGGATATAGATGTTATCTAATATTGAATCAATTGCACGCCGCGTTGAGAACCTAAAGCAACGTAACATCGCAAGAGATGGCCGTATGGGAGATATTCTTGCTGTACGTAAAGGCAAGATGGTTGATGTATTCCCAGACCTATTCCCTGCAGGTATGAACTCTGCTATGGTGGCTAACTTTGTTGATGTTGCTGCTCGTGATCTATCTGAAGTACTTGCTCCATTACCATCTTTTAATTGTTCTACAACTAATGCAAGTTCAGATCGTGCTCGTACCTTTGCTGATAAGCGTGGTATGATTGCAAACAACTATGTATACAACTCACGCCTACAAACTCAAATGTACTGGGGCGCTGACTGGTATTTTACATATGGCTTTTTGCCAATTCATATTGAATTAGACTTTGAAACAAATATGCCACGCATTCGTGTGGAAGATCCACTTGGTGCTTACCCTGAGTTTGATAGATTTGGCCGTTGTATAGCATATGCTAAACGCTATGTTAAGACAATGGGAGAACTTGCTAATGAGTATCCTGAGTTTGCTGGACAAATTCTTGGTAAAGAAGGATACGATCAAAATACTAACCAACAATTAGAACTTATCCGTTATGCAGATAAAGATATTACAGTTCTTTATTTACCTAAACGTAGTAATTTAATTTTAAATGAAGTAGCAAATCCAATTGGAAAGTTACTTACTTTCATTGCTCGTAAACCTGGTATTGATGATGAGCCACGTGGACAGTTTGATGATGTATTATATGTACAGTTAGCCAGAGCACGCTTTGCTAACTTAGCAATGGAAGCAGCAGAGAAGGCTATTCAAGCCCCTATTGTTGTTCCTACAGATGTTTTAGATTTGCCTATGGGACCTGATGCGATTATTCGCACCAGCCAACCGCAAAGTGTTGGTAGAGTCAAACTTGACATACCTAACGCTGCCTTTCAAGAGCAATCAGCACTCCAATCAGAGATGCGTCTCGGTGCTCGTTATCCTGAAGGTAGATCAGGAACAATCAACGCTAGTGTTATAACTGGCCAAGGTGTTCAAGCACTACTAGGAGCCTTTGATTCTCAAATTAAGGCTGGGCAAACTATTCTCGCAGAAATTTTTGAGGAAGTCATACAGGCTTGCTTTGAAGTTGATGAGAGAATATTTAATATAGAGAAATCGGTTAGAGGTGTTGCACAGGGTACTCCGTACGAGTTAAAGTACACACCAAGCAAAGACATCAAGGGCGACTCTTCAGTTGAAGTACGCTATGGATTGATGGCTGGTCTTGACCCATCACGCGCTCTAATCTTCTCTCTTCAAGCACTTGGAGCAGAACTTGTATCTAAGGACTTTATTCGTAGAGAACTTCCTTTTTCCCTTAACGTTACTTTAGAAGAACAACGAATTGAAATTGAAAAAATGCGAGATAATCTTAGT